ACTTATTTTCCAATGTGCTCCTGTAGAAACAAACTGATACGGCCCACGGAATCTTACCAATGCTGTTTCACCAGTAATTGGATGATTCATTTCAAATTCTTCAGAACCGCCAGCAATGGTATTAGTGAAGAAGTCCCTAAATGTAGTAAATTGTGCACCTGTCATTACCCAACTAACTGTATAATATTCACTTGCAGCAGTAAATCTACGCCTCGTCTTTTCTGGCCCCGCATCCATCGAAGTGCGGATTAGAGTATTTTGAAGAGTGCCAGAAAACCCTTCTACTAATGGTTCTTGTGGAAGTGTGGCTGGCCATATGTCTGCCATTATGCTCGTGCCACCCTTCGCACCCCAAAGGTGCCCATTGCCTTATCAAGAGAGCCTTCGTTTATCAATTCCTTGACCGCCTCTCTGATCATTATTTTCACCACCCGTTGATTACCAATCATGTCTTGCTTTACTTCTACTGGTTCCCCACCGCTTCTCTGATCAAACACCTGAACAACCACATCCCCAGTAGAGGCCTTGACCCCAAGATCACCACCAGATGTTCTTGTAAGTGGCAATATTGCTTCTGGCCCAGCCTCACCCATCAGACCAAATCCACTTGCCATTGGGAATATGGTTGGCCTGTTTACAATTCCACCAATGGCAAATGGTGTAACTTTGCCGTTTTCAACAACCCCACCTTTAGAAAAGGGTAGCCCCTTTAGGATCATACCAACCAACGGCTCAATCACTTTCACACGTAAGATAATCCGAGCTATGTCCTCGAGCAACCCAGCAAGCACATCACGCAAGTCGTTGCCCGCAAAAACAGCCTCCTCAAATGCACTCTTAAAGACCATTCCAAAGTCCTTCGCAAGATTAACAGAACTTGAAGTTGTTTCCTCTACTTGTTTAATTGCGTCATCTATTTGCTTGATAACTAACGGATATTCACCGAACTCTGCCTTTAACGCTTCTGCTAATTTTGTGAATTCCTCCGTTGACATTTTGCCCTGTTGTAAAGCATCTAACAACGGTTCAAGTCGTTCTTGAGCGATAGTTGAAGCAACGGCTTGCAATTCGGAGAATCGCCTCATCCATTCATCGGTGCCGACGGTAAGTTCAGAAACTTCTGATTTCAGCATGTCAAAGTATTCTTGAGAGCTTATGAACCCTTGCTGGTATTCCCACGCAACCTCTCTCCAAAACTTGGCTACGCCCTGTGTGGCGGCCTCCTGTGCATCAAGTAATTCCTGTTCCATTCTCTTGGACAACTCTATTGACAACATTATTTCTGCGTTAACTGCCTTCGATCTTTCAATCAGCCCTTTACCCGACAATTCTTCAATTGCTTTACCCGCTAACGGAAATTGTGAGAAAGACCCCAGTAGTTCTTTTACCTTGCTGTTATATTCATCAACACTCATGCCACCACTTATGAAGCTTGCTGTGTATTCTTCCATCCTTTTAGTTGCTAACTCCATAGCTGCAGCCTGAGTGGTAGCGAAAACGGACTGAAAATCTTCTGAAGACTTTGTTAAACCTGATAGCATTGAAGATGCTTTTGCATAAAAGTTCTCAAGTGTGATAAGTCCTTGCTGGTACGCCCAATTGATATCGGCCAGTATTTGAGCAGCAGCATTCTTAGCACCCCAACCACCAGTAGCCCCACCAGCAGCACCCTCGCCCTTGCCTTTGCCTCCAAGAAGTTCTTCCATAGATTTAGGTGCTTCTTTTACCGCCCGAGCCCTGTGCCTTACGCTTTCAGATATAAGCTCATCCGTAATCTTCTCTATCTCTTCGTAATCCTTGGCGGTAAGTGGATATTTCCCATGCCGAGCATGAAATATTTCAGCTGCCTGCTCTGAAAGTTTTGTTCTCGACAAAACCTCTTCTGGCGGCCTTATACCTTCCTGGGCCTTCTTCAATTCGTGTAGCGCCGCCACAAGCGCCAGCACTCCTGCCGTAGCGATCACGAGTGGGGCCGCCGGGCCAGCGGCGAGGGCGATAAACGCCCCTCCGAGCGTAGACAGGGCGTTTATTGTTGCGCTTATCGCCAGTAAAAGTGGCCCGCCAACGGCTAAAGTGCCAGCGAAGGCCAATATCTTCTTCTTGGTATCATCCGACGCATTACCAATTGCAGTCGCTGCAGAGGCGATAGAGCTTTCAACTTTAGGCATTACCGATTCGGCAATGTTTAATATTTCTTTCCCCATCGGCTCAATGGCGAGCATGACTCTGTTTTTAGTCCTCGCCCACTGCTCGGCAAACCCATCGGTCGCTTTTGTGGTTTGTTGGATTGCGCCATCTGCGTCGCGCAATACTGCAATCAGTTGTTTGACGGAAAACCGACCCTCACGGATTGCGAGGGCCATATCGGGGCCAGCGCGCGAGCCGAACACTTCAATTGCCATCCGTGTCGCTTCGGTTGGGCTCTTGGCATTTTTAATTTGCTCTATGAGAAGCTTAAACGCCTCTTCTGCATTAGTTATGCCTTCGCGCGCCATGCGCCCAAGCCCCATAGACAGCGACCCCATAATGCGCTCGGTGTTAACTCCCTGCTGTTCAAATTGTGCAAGCAACGCAATTGACGATTTGAGATCGAAGCCCATGCCGCGCAGTGCTGCTCCATACTTGTAAAGCTGTGTCGATAGCGTCCCCATCCCTATACCAGTGGACTGGGAGGCCTTGAACAGCACATCCATAAACTTTCCCATCTCTTCGGCAGGCACGGCCCAGTCACGCATTGCTTTGGCCGATTGCGAAACCACGTTGCTTACGTCTTCGCCAAGCAATCGCGCTGCATCTAAGGCCTTTTGAGATATATCCGTCAACGACTTACCCGTAAGGCCAAGGCGCGTATTGTAATCGGCCAATACTTTTGCGGATACATCGAACCCCTGCGTAACGCTGCCAGCGAGCTTCTTCCAGTCGTCCTGTAGGCTTTTTAGCGCCCTGCCAGTGGCCCCAGTCCCGCTGGCAATGGCATCCATTGCGTCGTCGATATCGAGGGCGGCCTTGGTTGCCGCAGCACCCATAGCCACGAGGGGCACAGTGAAAGTCTTGGTCATCGTGCTGCCGACCTTCTTGAATTGCGCGCTCAGCTTGTTCATGCTACGATCAATACGCTTCCACGCCCGCTCGAGTTCGCTCAGGTCCGCACCGAAGACATATGTCAATTTCTTTTTAGCCATTCGACTCACCGCCCTCCTGTTGCTGCTTCTTGCGCTTTATCTTATCCTTACAATACTGAAAATACTCGTTTTTACCCATGATTTCGCCGTCTGCCCAATAGCCCACAAGGTCTTCTACTCTTACCGGATGTCTCAGGTTTCCACTTGCGTTCATAAGCCATACTGCATGCTGTGCGCGCTTCAATGATTCTAAGTATTCTCTGTATTTGTAGGCGTAAACGAGGTCGTCAATTTCTCCCCATGTAAGCTCCCATAAATCCTTGTGGGTAAGTCGTAGGGGGCCGAGTGCCGCAAGCGCAATCTCTTTATATGCACGCTCCCAGTCCCCCACTGTCAGTTTTTTGCTTCGTCATCCTTGCCGGCAGCCGTGCCGAACTGTCTCTCGAACGCCGCTACGAGGGCCTTGGTAGCCTCCATTATCGCTTCGCTGTAGGTCCCGCCTTCGGCATCAAGCCAATTGCCAACGATGTCCACGGTCAGCTTTGGGTTGCTCCATAACAGTCCGGCCCATATAAGTTTAACGCCAAGATCAAAGTCTGTCGGGTCGAAGCCACCACCCATGATCTGGGCAGGCGTTTTGCCGGTCTCGCGGATCAACGCCCTTATCGAATTGACAGTATATTTCAGTTCCATATCCTTTCCGTTTATCTTCATGCTATCCCTCCTAAGCGTTAAGCGTCAATGCTTCGTTGCCCTGCACTGATATGGACAAGCCAACTGCATCCTCTGTCGCGCCGGACACGGTCCACGATGTAATATATCCGTCGCCCTCATATCGTTCGGTTATCAGCGCACAAGATGGAGTGCCCGTGGTGCCAGTAAGGCTATTGTTTGTGATCTGCAAGTTGGCCTCTACGTCTAACGGAAATTCGATCACCCAGGCATTGCCTATATCCGGCACAACGGTTACCCCGGTAAGTGTATAGGCCGTGTTAAGTGCCTCTGCTATTTGCGCGGCGGTGGCATTATAGGTAAGTGCGGTGGTTTCTATTGTTTCACCGTCGCCGAGCGTAAACGAGCCGCCAGTGGCACCCCCAAGCCACAGCCTGTAACGCTCATTCGCGTCAAACGGCAGAAATGTGAAGCTGCACATAGTCCCTGCTAATGCCTTGGTCGCTAAATCTTCTTGCGCTTCATCCGTAGGATCATAAAACAGCTCCATAGTCCCAGACCAGCCTACCTGCCCCACTAAATACTTCTTCCAGTCGGATGCAATCGTCGATACATCGATTGTGCCAAGTGTAGTCTCAATATTGAATGATCGCACCTCGCCAAGCTGCGTCGCTGTGCCTTCTACATCCAAGTGAACAATTGCGCGTTTCGACACAAATGCTACCATTTACATCACCCGCCCTACGATTGGTTGGATAGCGCGAGCGTGTCTGTGCCTTGATATGTAATGCTCAGGCCAACGGCGTCTTCCGTAGCCCCCGAGATCGTCATACCAGTTATGTAACAGCTGCCTGCCAGTTGTGGCTTCCCAGAACCAGCGCCTAATGGCTGTATGGTTAATGTGCATAGCGTCCCGGCCATTGCGTTACTTACAAGAGCAGATTGCGCAGAGTCGGTCGGATCGTAAAATAACTCAAGCGACCCAGACCAGCCAGCTTGCCCTACAAGATATTTTTTCCAATCAGTTGCGAGCGTGGACACATCAATGGTCCCTAATGCTGTTTCGATGCTGAAGCTTCTTACCTCGCCTATCGCTGTCGGCGTTCCGCTCACGCTAAGTTTAACAACAGATACCTTACTTGCTGTTGCTCCCATATTTTTGCCCTCCCTTTATTTTTATCTGTCATACCCCCGGATGGTTAAAATACCGTGGTACCATCCAGAGGTATCTTCAACTACTATTAGTTCCTCGAAAAACCACTTTTCTGGCAGTGCGCTGCGTATCGCATCCGCTATTTGCACGGTCTCCTTTCGGCCCTGGTAGCTGCTCCATATGTGGATGTCGACGTTCCACGCACGCTCTACATCGCTCAAGAGCCGGCCTTCGAGGCTCTGCAGCTGCCCGATCACTATATATGGCCCTTCCTGTTCGAGGGGCACTTTGTCGAACACGCCAGTTACCTTCGGGTTCGATATTGCCTGAAGCGCATTATAAAGCGTCATATATATCTCTTGGGATACCGACAGGTGGCTCATTATACCCTGCCCCCCTCGACCAGTTTGGCCAGTGCATCGGATAGCGCCCTGCCAATTTCCTCTTCGTGAGCGCGACAGGCTGGGAAGAAAAACGCCTGTGCCGGCATTTTCTTGGTGCCGAATTCTACGAACCGTGCATAATAGGTATCGGCCCCGCCCACCTTGCCACCTGCCGAAATCGTGGCTGTTAGTTTTTTGGCCGAGACAGATCGCCTGATGCCCTTCGCCATGGCGCCTGTATCTTTGGGTGCGCGGCCCCTGGCGTCTTCTACAACCAATTGCGATTGATCGTGCAGGACTTTAACGACCTCGTGTCTTGCTTCTTTCTCAACCTGCCTGAGCTCTTTTAGGATGTCATCGACGCCTTCGAGCCTGGCATATAGCTTCACTCATACCACCTCCGGCTCACAATCAAGATACATCCAGC